CAGGCGTTGGGTCAACCCCACTCTCCTCCACGATGTCATTGATCATGTCACCCAGCCACACGTTGACCAGCCATGTCTCTTTGTTCTTCCAACCATTCATCACGTTCTCCTATCTGTCGGACCGTCCGACATATCCTTGGTTGCCTTACAACCACACCCCAAGCCTTAGCCTGAGGTGCAGTAGTCTGTCAACCCATTAGGTAGTCCAGCCAAGCCACTCGCCTGCCTCATTGCGGCCCATGTCCAAGCGGTCATTGATCTGCTTGTCACGCAGGCTCATCCTGTCCTCCTCGTAGAGCATGTCATCCTCAGACGGGTCATCCTCAAGGAAGTCATCCTCGTGATCCCACCCATCATCCTCATCATAGTCACCCATGATGTCATCCCACTCCTCATCCACGATGCCCGTCATCAGGAACTCACGGTCGCTGTCTGACAGGTGTGGCAGGGCGTCTTGGATTAGGTCAGTGCCATACAACCAGTGATCATACTGGTCTTGGGTCATGTCAATGTCCAAGGTGCGGGTGACACCAGACATCTGGGATTTCCTCGTGATCATCATCTTAGCATTCCTTTCCACTGAAAAACACCTCATTGAACAGACGTTCCAACGCCTCATCAGTCCGAAGGTGACGGCGATGCATATCCTGCATACAGAAGGAACGGTTGAACCGATGCTCCTCATGCTTGTTGGAGGTCGAGCAGGTCACCTTCACATACATGTCATCCTGATACAGATACACGGTCATGTGTTGGGTGATGCTGCCCACTTGGCGCTCCCACTCCAGGTCCACATAGGACATCATCACTACGGACGAAATTGCTTTCCACATCTTACATCTCCTGTTGGTTTGACCTGTCGGACCGTCCGACATATCGTTTGGTGTTTCGCTTTAGTCCAATGAACTTGGCATCATCGGCCCCATCTGTCAAGGGTTTTGGCCCCATCGAAAGACCATGCACGGACATGCACATCTGCACATGCCACACACTGCGCCACCACTTGTCCGCTCGGCGCGCCATCCTGTCACGCTTGTGCATCATGTCATCAACGCACAGGCCAAGGCATAGGTGACCAGTATGATCAGGGTCACACCCTGCATCCAGACCATCCGTTCCAGCCACTGCTGGTGTTTTTCCCTACGGGAAAGCCTTCTGGTATACCGCATCTGATTCTCCAATCTATCCCCTTAAGGGGATGCTATCTGTCGGACCGTCCGACATATCCTAGTGCTTTGCACTAACGACAAAAACCCCCGTAGGGGTTAATGCAGTGCTGTGATGTAGTGTAGTAGGGGACTATGCCCCTACCTTTGCCTTTGCTGCAACCAGTGCCTTGGCGAACACCGCCATGCTGAACTTATTATCTACGATAATTTGCATAACCAAAGCAGCCAATTCAGCTTCGTTCTGGACGGTCAAAGGCTTTGCCTTAGGGGCAGAACCTTCTGCTTCACCTTCCCCTTTAGGGGATGCAACCTGATCTTCCTTGCGCTTTCCAGCACCGCCTGCTTTGCCTTCGGCAGCTTTCAGACGTTTACGGATTGCTGATACCCCAAGGGTATCCAATGCACCGTTCTTATTGAGTTGCTGGACTTTAGTCCAGTTTGCGGCGAGGAACATCGCATCGGACCGATCCTGACGGGACATTTGACCTAGGTCAGAACCTTCAAGGTATTTGCCGAAGGCAACTTTGTTATCCCCGAAGAGGGACTGCAATCCCAAGAGGATTTCCCCGATTTCCTTGTAATGCCCAAGCATTTGCTCTTGGAGCAACCACATGGCATCATAGACGGCAACGGCATGTTTGACCGCCGCATCCAAAGTGAATTTCTTTTTGCCGACCATGACGATGGAATCCGACGAGATAACTACGTTAGCAATGTTAGCCATGATTTTCTCCAGTTCCCCTTTGGGGTGTTTCAAGTGATTTGCCGACTTGGCCTATTTAGAAAAGCCGAAAACGAATCGGTTGTCAAGTGCTTTTTTACCGTAGGTAGTTGCCGAAAAGCTGACCTGTCGGACGGTCCGACATATACTTACCGAAGGTAAAGGGGCCGAAAAGGGGAGCTGCCAAATTGGAATCTTTTGGTGAGCATAATGCGCAAGGAAAAGCACATGGCGATGGGGTATGCCTATGACATGACATTGCGAGGGGCGGTGTGGTGCATCGCCTTGCTGCATTGCGGCATGATGTATATGGCCGAGGATTTTTCCCTTACCGTAGGTAAATCAGAAAGATTCATTCTGTATTTTTCTCAATGTTATCAATGGATTGACCTAGACGATCCTAAGATTCCGGGGCGAAGCCCTGTACCTATACGTTATGCCGAGCATAGGGGGGCGGGCATGGGCCATACGGGGGTATAGCGTATGCGTATACACAGTCTGCCAGCGGGGAGTAATTTCAATATGTGTTAACCACTAAGTAAGCACATGGTTAACAACACTATGATTCACGTATATGGGGTATTATGATACCACAGTTGTAGAAGCCCTAGGAGACACCCTACAGAGCCTCTAGATGTCTCCGCTACCCTCACCTAGAAAAACCCGCAGACCCCATCTAGCGTCTCTCTCCGTGGCGCTTTTAGCTATCTACAAGGTGTACACCAGAAGGCGGGAGACTCAGCATGGTTTTAGCTTAGGTGTCTCCTGTATTTTGATTATTCTTAAATAAATAATAGTTAGGGTCTTGACAAAAGGTTGAATTGCGGGTATCTTACTTAAGTATACTTAAAGAGATACATGATGAGATACATGATGAGATACATCATGAGTACCTTATGCTTTCTTAAAGATACCTTAAGTATTATATATTATAAGTATATATAAAGTAAGAAAGCATAATGAAGCATAAGGTACAACATCATGTATCTCATTATGTATATACGTAGGTAGGAGAAAGTGAATTTCAAGTACCCCTATGAAAATAATTTCTTCTGTAGTTCAAATAAGAATATGCTTGACTATGAAGACACTTGGAGTATAACTACACATGAAGTATTTCTCAGATGAGGATGTCTTAGGACAATTCTACAAGGCACTTGCTGCTGGAGACGAGAAAGTCTTACAAAGAGTACACATCCCTAGGTCTGATGTATTCTACGTACGAGAAGCAATCCATCAAGGTACTGGTGTACGTTACAGTCTTGATCGGGTTGAAAGAGCAATGTATCTTGAAGGTCACCTTAAGAAGCGTGATGTCTTCGAACCAGATCGCAAGAGGGATTGGGAATGAGTCTAAGCCTAGGGCCAACATCCAAGAAGAATCTAACAGGTGTTCATGCTGACTTGATCGCAGTGGTTGAGAAAGCTATCAGTATCACCACCCAAGACTTCACAGTAGGCGAGGGTATGCGTACCCTAGAGCGTCAGAAGAAGTTGGTAGCCAGTGGTGCTAGCCGTACGTTGAACTCTAGACATCTCACTGGTCATGCTGTAGACTTACACCCATACCCTTACAAGGGTGATCACGACATGGATGGTATTCCTAACTCTGATGACTGGGATGCCTACAAGCCTATCTATGAGGCTATGAAGAAAGCTGCTAAAGAACTTGGCATTGAGCTAGTACATGGATGGGACTGGGGCTGGGATGCACCACACCATGAGTTATCTGCCAAGGTGTACAAGTAATGTCTGAAGATGATACACTGAGACGAGTTGAGAGACTAGAAGAAGAAATCTCCAGACTCTGTGCCACGATCAATGAACTTAATCTTACCATTGTTGTTCTGAATAAAACAGTGGAAAACATGAGTGCATCTGAGAAGCGTAGGACAGAACTTCGAGATAAGTCTCTGTTATTTATTGTTGGTGGATTCATATCTGCTGCCGTTGTTTGGATTATTAATGGTGGATTAGGTCAGTAGATGCCCCGCCTAAAGACTTACAAAAGAGAAATTGCTGGAGCCTTACTGGTTTGGTTAGCTTACGTTGTTGAGGTAAAGGATGTTAGCGTTGTCGAAGTACTCGTTTGGCCAGTCTTTACGTTCGCTGCTCTTGCTTTTGGTCTTGACTGGTTCAATAAGTCTGGTGGCGGGATGCAGCAATTTACCGATGAAGCTCCTAACGGGGGGCGGACCAAACGTAGCAGCCAACGTCCAAGCAGCGAAGACAGCAACCCAGACAGTCGGTAAGTCAGTTGCTACAGGTGATCAGAAGATTGATAAAATTGAGGGTCATGCTAACAGAGTTGAGCAAGTTCAGACTCAAGATAACAAAATTAAAGCTGAATCTGTAGAAAAAGTTGTTATCAATGAGGTTCCACCGTGGGTTATCCTGCTTTTACTTATCGGATGGCTCCTACCAACACCCCAAGACATCGGAAATAGGATTTACTTATGGCTGTCCCACCTAGTGTCAAAGCTAAAATGGAAAAACTAGGTGTTTCTGGGGTGAATAAGCCCATGAAGACCCCTTCTCACGCTACTAAATCACACGTTGTGATGGCTAAAGAGGGTGACAAGTACAAAGTTGTACGTTTTGGACAACAGGGTGTGGTCGGTGCTGGTGATAACCCTAAGTCTGCTGCCGATAAAGCAAGAAAAAAGAGCTACTATGCTAGGCATAATGCTCAGGGTAAACCCACAACGAAGCTCTCCGCAAAATTCTGGTCGCATAAGGTAAAATGGTAATGTTCGGACTAATGATTCCTGAAGAAAAGATTCCTACAGCTAAAGAGAATCTTGGAACTGTTAAGTGGTTGATGGAATACTGGTCGTTTGGCCCCGAAGTTGGCTCTGAAAAGCCTGATGACAACAAATCATTCTGGTCAGAGATTGCTAAAGTCTGGAATATTGATGAGGATCAGGCTCGTCACCAGCGTTGTGCTAATTGTGTACACTTCTTAGACACCCCAAAGATGCTTAAAGCTTTGGAAAAAATTGCTTTTAATGAGTTTGATGCCACTGGTGGTGGTCGTGGCTACTGCAAGAAGTTTGACTTCATCTGTCATAACCTACGTGTCTGCCAAGCATGGGAAAATAGTGATCCTATGGCAGAGTATGAAGAAGAAGAGGAAGAGTAACTGTGGCTACTGCAAAGTCTAGAGTAAACGAGTCAGGCAACTACACCAAGCCTACAATGCGTAAGCAGTTGTTTAACTCAATCAAGGCTGGGACCAAGGGTGGTGGTGCTGGTCAGTGGTCTGCACGTAAGGCACAGATGTTGGCTAAGCAGTATAAGGATAACGGGGGTGGCTACAAATGAGTAAGGGTGTTCCACATTATCTTCCCAGTGGTAAACTCTACACTGGTCCTACGCATAAAGCAGGTGGGGTACTGATGACAGGTAAGACTCACACTGCCACCAGCAAGAAGCTTACGCATATTGCACCTAAGAGTAAGAAATGAAAAAGCCACAAGCCAGCTTAAAAGCTTGGACCAAAGAAGACTGGGGTACAAAGAGCGGTAAGCCTAGTACGCAGGGTTCAAAAGCAACTGGTGAACGCTACCTCCCAAAGAAAGCTAGGGAAGCTCTAACTCCCTCTGAGTATGCTGCAACAAGCAAAGCTAAACGCAAAGGCAAAGCAGCAGGCAAACAATTTGTCAAACAACCCAAGGCTATCGCAGCAAAGACAGCTAAGTACAGAGGTAAAGCCTGATGGCTAAGACCTTAACAAAAGCACAGGCCAAGATCGACAAAGTATTGGGTGAGTTCAAGGACAAGAAGTTACACTCTGGCATTGACCCTAAGGGGCCAAAGAAAGCACGAGTTGTGAAGAGTCGGAAACAAGCAATCGCTATCGCCTTGAGCGAAGCAGGTAAACTCAGAGGGAAGAAATAATGTCGAAATACGCACCGGGTTACACAGGACCAATGACTACGGCTGGTGGACCAAAACCTAAGAAACCTATGGCTATGCCTATGGCTCCTATGGGGCCTAAGCCTAGTAATCCAAACAGAGCGGTAAACCCTAAGCGTCCTATGCCTAAGCCTAAGGGTATGGCTTCAACTTCTGTACCCGGTAGAAGTACACCTAAGCCTAGTGGTATGTCTCCTATGGGGCCTAAGCCTATGGGTATGGCTAAGGGTGGCATGGCTAAGCCTAAAGCTAAGGGTATGAATATGGGTGGCATGGCTAAGAAGGGTAAGTACTAATCATGACTAGTTTTAAGGAAGAGTTCAAGAAGCAACGTGCCATGAAAGGTTCTGGCGCTACGTTTGAGTGGAAGGGTAAACTTTACTCTACAGATACTGCAGATGGTAAAAAAGCTGCTCCAGCCGAGCCAGCACCCCGTCCTGCTAATCTAAACCCAAAGTCTGGTGCTTCTCGTAGCACTGCAGGTAAGGTTGCAGCTAAGTCCTCTCCAACTGCAAACCGTCCTGCCAAGCCTGCAGAGATGTCTGGTCAAAAGCCTGCTCCAGCCAAGTCTGGTGCTTCTCGTAGTACTGCAGGTAAGGTGGCTCCTAAAATGAGCATGATGGATAAGGCTGCTGCTGATGTTAAAGCTCGTCGTGAGAAGAGCCAAGCGTCAAACAAGCCTAAGACTCCTGTTGCCGCAGCTAAAACGGGTGCTGCCTATACTGGAAAGATCGGCCCTAAGAAAGAAACCAACTTTGAGTATATAAAGCGGGCCTTGAAAACCAAGGGCGGTATCTCGAAGTTTAAAGGGTAAGTAATGACTCTTATCTCTCAAGGTAAATCCGCCAGAGCTAAAAGTTTCGGCATAAGCTGCACAGTAAGCGCGACTGAGTATACACTTTATACTTGTCCTGCAAACTGTGTAGCTGAAGTGTCCATGCTTTTAATTGTGGGGGTAACAGGTACTCCTTCGGTAGTTGTAGCATGGAATCATTCAAGTGAGAGTACACATATCCTTAGTGGTAAAAGTGTGGCTGTTGGTGAATTTGTTCTTTTTACTGGTGCAACCCTAGTATTACAACCGGGTGAGACATTAAAAGTTACTGCTACTCATGCTAGTGCGATACGCATAGATGCTTCTTGTACTGTGACTGAAACCTTCATTCCGATTGGATAAGACATGGCTAGAGAGCTTACTGACAACCAACAGAGGTTTCTATCCGTACTCTTTGAAGATGCACGGGGTGACTTTGTGCAGGCTAAGAAGCTGGCTGGCTATAGCGATAACTACTCTACCAAGGAGATTGTAAATAGTCTTGAGGATGAAATTGCTGAGCTTACCAAAAAGTTTATTGCTCATGTTGGTGTTAAGGCTGCATTTAGCATGTTTGAAGTAATGCAAAACCCCACTGCTCTTGGTAACAAAGAGAAGATGATTGCAGCCAAAGACATCCTAGATCGTGGTGGCTTCAAGGCTAAGGATGAGATTAAGGTTGAGACTAACACACCATTGTTTATCCTACCAGCTAAAAGTAGTGATTGACAAGTATAGCAATACCTAGTATAAGATACACATGGCAAAGATAAAAAAAGAATGGAAGCTACCTAAACCTACAGATCATGGTGACCACTTTGAGTGGAAGCCAGTTGTTCGTATAGGCAGACAAGTACCTTTTGGTTATGCAGAAGATACTGAAGATAAAGATATCCTACTTCCTGTAGTTCAGGAGTTGGAACTCTTAGAACAAGCAAAGAAACACCTTAAGCGTTACTCCTATAGAGCAGTAGCTGCTTGGCTGAGTGAGCAGAGTGGCAGAGTGATCTCTCATGTTGGTCTGTATAAGAGGATTAAACTTGAGTACAAGCGTAAGACAGAAGCTGCAACGCACAGATACTTTGCCGAAAGGTACAAGGAAGCCATTGCGAAAGCCGAAAAGCTCGAAGCCAGAGTTGGAGGAGCATCCACAAGAGATAAAGCTGACAGTACCAGCCCAGCCGAAGCCACCACAGATTGACACAGAGAAAGCTAGAGAGGTTATCTTTAAGCCTAACGATGGGCCACAGACAGCTTTCCTTTCTGCAGATGAGCAAGAGGTTCTTTATGGTGGTGCTGCTGGTGGTGGTAAGTCCTACGCTATGTTGGCAGACCCAGTACGCTACCTGAACAACGAACATGCTAAGATGCTGCTGGTGCGTAAGTCTACGGAAGAACTAAGAGAACTTGTTTCAGTTTCCAAAGTGTTATACCCCAAGGCTATTCCCGGAATCAAGTTCCTAGAGCGTGACAAGACTTGGGTAGCTCCCTCAGGTGCAACACTCTGGATGAGTTACCTTGACTCAGATGATGACGTTACTCGCTATCAGGGTCAAGCGTACAACTGGATTGGCTTCGACGAACTTACTCAGTGGGCTAGTCCTTTTGCTTGGAACTATATGCGTTCTCGTCTACGTACTACCAGATCAAGTGGACTAAAGCTATACCAAAGAGCTACTACTAACCCCGGAGGTGCTGGACATAGCTGGGTAAAGAAATCTTTCATTGATCCTGCAAAACCTAACAAGGCGTTCTGGGCTATTGATCCAGAAACAGGTGAGATACTAACGTACCCTCAGCCACATATTCGCGCTGGTGAGCCACTGTTTCAACGTAGATTTATTCCTGCTACACTCTATGACAACCCCTACCTTGCTGAAGATGGTATGTATGAAGCTAACCTTATGTCTCTCCCTGAGCATCAGCGTAAGCAACTACTTGAAGGTAACTGGGATGTAGCAGAGGGAGCAGCTTTCTCAGAGTTTAACCGTAAGATACATACTATTGAACCATTTGATATCCCTAATAGTTGGCCTCGTTTTCGTGCAGCAGACTATGGATATAGCTCTTATAGTGGTATTCTTTGGTTTGCCATTGCTCCTAGTGGTCAGTTGATTGTCTACAGAGAACTCTATGTCTCTAAAGTATTGGCCGAAGACTTAGCAGATCAAGTACTTAGTGCAGAGTATGGAGAGAAGATGCGCTATGGTGTACTTGACTCTTCTCTCTGGCACAAACGTGGTGATACTGGCCCAAGTATTGCAGAGCGTATGATCCTAAAAGGATGTCGTTGGCGTCCAGCAGATAGAAGTCATGGGTCACGTATCGCAGGCAAGAACGAGGTACACAGACGGTTGCAAGTAGATGACTACACAGGTGAACCTAGACTAGTTATCTTCCACACATGCCGAAACCTGATCTCTCAGCTACCCTCTATACCACTCAGCAAGTCAAACCCAGAGGATGTAGACACACACTCTGAGGACCACCTCTACGATGCTCTACGCTATGGTGTAATGACACGACCTAGTACGAGTATGTTTGACTCTGACACAAGCTACAGCAACTATGATAATCAGATTGCGGATTCGACTTTTGGTTACTAACCTAGACGGGATAAAATGATGAAAGAAGACAACCTCTCAACTGATAGCATTAAGATGCTTGCTGTTAAGGATACCTCTGGGGATATGCCTAGGGATGAACCTGCGGGTGGTATCGTATCCTATGTTGAGGAGCGTTACAGTAAGGCTGAGACTGCAAGAAAAACAGAAGAGACTCGTTGGCTTACTGCTTACAGAAATTATCGTGGCTTGTATGGGCAAGACGTTAAGTTTACCAGCACAGAGAAATCCCGTGTGTTTGTAAAAGTAACTAAGACCAAGGTACTTGCTGCTTATGGTCAGATGTCTGAAGTCCTATTTGGTAATGGTAAGTTCCCAATCGTTATTGATCCTACGACACTTCCTGAGGGTGTGGTAGAGTCTTTCCATATTGAAACTAATGATGAGATTAAGAAGGCTGAGAAGGCTGCTGGCATTGAGCCACTACTTCCCGGAGAGACTATGCAAAGCTATATGGAACGTATTGGTTCTATGAAAAATGAGCTTGGTCCTATTGAAGAGGTTCGTAATGGACCCGGCTTAACCCCCTCACAGATCACCTTTGAACCTGCTATGATTGCAGCAAAGAAGATGGAAAAGAAAATCCATGATCAGTTGGAAGAGTCATCTGCAAACAAACACCTTCGTTCAACTGCCCTAGAGTGCGCCCTGTTTGGGACTGGCATTATGAAGGGTCCATTTGCTGTAGATAAAGAGTATCCCAAGTGGGAAGAAGAGACTGGTGTTTACTCCCCCGTGATCAAGACTGTACCAATGGTATCTAACGTATCCGTATGGAACTTCTATCCTGACCCAGATGCACACAACATGGAAGAGGCTGAGTACGTTATTGAACGTCATAAGATGTCTCACAGCGAACTACGTAAGTTGGCTAACCGTCCGTTCTTCCGCAAGAATGAGATTAATATTGCACTAAAGTTTGGTCCTAGCTACACTAAAGAGTGGTGGGAACAAGCTATGGAAGACACTGCTACACAAGTTGCTACAGAAAGATTTGAAGTTTTGGAGTTCTGGGGTAATGTTGAGAGAAAAACTCTTGATGATCACAAGGTAGATATCCCAAAGGAACTGAAAGACAAAGATAATATTGCAGTCAACATCTGGCTTTGCAATGGCCGTATCCTACGCCTAGTCCTTAACCCATTTACGCCAAGCATCATTCCTTTCTATGTTGTTCCCTATGAAGTCAATCCTTACTCCATGTGGGGTGTTGGTGTTGCAGAGAATATGGACGACACGCAGACCCTGATGAATGGCTTCATGCGTATGGCTGTAGATAATGCAGCACTGAGTGGAAATCTACTGATTGAGGTTGATGAGACTAACCTAGTTCCCGGACAAGACCTTCAAGTTTACCCCGGAAAAGTCTTTCGTCGTCAGGGTGGCGCTCCCGGACAGGCTATCTTTGGTACAAAGTTCCCTAACGTGTCCAACGAGAATATGCAGATGTTTGACAAGGCTCGTGTCTTGGCGGATGAGTCTACTGGTTTCCCATCGTTTGCTCATGGTCAGACAGGTATCTCTGGTGTAGGTCGTACCGCATCTGGTATCTCTATGCTTATGTCTGCAGCTAACGGCTCTATCCGTACTGTGGTGAAGAACATTGATGACTACTTGCTGGCCCCACTGGGTAAGGCACTTTTCAGTTTCAACATGCAGTTTGACTTTGACCCAGAGATTAAGGGTGACCTAGAAGTTAAGGCTGCTGGTACTGAGTCCTTGATGGCTAATGAAGTACGTTCACAGCGTCTGATGCAGTTCCTTGGTGTGGTACAGAACCCAATCCTTGCACCCTTTGCTCGACTGGACTACATTGTTCGTGAGATTGCTAAGTCTATGGAACTTGATCCAGACAAGGTTGCTAACTCTATGCAACGTGCTGCTGTTCAGGCTGAAATCCTCAAGACCTTCCAAGCGTCACAACCCCAACCACCACAAGGACAACAAGCTCCAGCAGGAGTGCAGGCACAGGATACTACTGGTTCTGGTGGTGGTAATGTGGGTACGGGTTCTGTTCCTGTTCCCGGAGAGCAGGGGTTTAGTGCTAACACTGGTGGAGGTCAGCAGTGAGTCTCAAGCTTCTCGTAAATGATCCTAAGCTTTGGCCTGAGTTCCTTACAGAACTTGACACAATGATCCAGTTGTGTTATAAGACACTGGAGCAAGTTAAAGACCCTATTGATATCTATCGCGCTCAGGGTGAGCTACTTGCACTTCGTAAACTACAAAAACTTCGTGACAAGGTTAATGCAGAATGACCCCATACGAACAGACTGATGCCATGCTCAGTGAGCGTCTCAAGGCTATGTTGTTATATGTCTCTCAGGGGGCCACAGATGACGACTTGAACGCTGCTGGATATACCCCAGAAGAAATTGCAACAATACCTAAGCAAGAAGCTATCCCCTTTACTCCAAGGGAAGGTGATACTTTACAAAAACTACCAGACTCTTCAGGGGGTATTTTCTCTGACCCCACAATAGACGGTTATATTTATGATCCTATGTCTTTGCCTGTGGAAGCAATACCAGAGCGTGATCAAGTTGTTGGAGTAGATGCTGACTCCAAGCTTAACATTAGAGAAACATCTTCAGGTAAAAGATATATCATTGAACCGGGATTCCGCCCTAAACCAATCAGCTTAAGTGAACGTACAGATAACTTAGTAGAGAGTGTAGGCTCTGCATATGGAGCTATCACAAAAGACCCACTAGGTACAGCAACGAATGTTGTTAAGGGTGTTGCACAGGGGTTATGGGATACAGTAAGCTCCTTCAGTAATCCCGATGCTACAAAACAAAATGCTATGAACGTAGCAGGTATGATGGCTGGGGCCTCTGCACCAACACTGCTAAATGGGTATGACCCAAACGTAACTCGTATTTTTGCTGGGCCAAGGGCTAAGAAGTTCCCCAGTGAAAAAGAGGGTGAAGCACTCCTCCTTGATATGGCGGGAGAAAGCCCACAGAAGATTTATGAACAGACTGGTATCCAGTTCCTACCACAAAGAGGTCTTAATAGTAAACGGCCCATTTTTAGCATTGACCCTGCTGGGGCTTCCATCAGAGACTTCGAAGCACTTCAACAACTCGTACCAACAATCTCTGCAGAACAAAAACTTAAGGGTGATGTAGGTAAAGTACACCTGCCTATTAAAGATGTTGTTGATTTTTCAGAGCTTTATGAAAACTACCCTCAGCTTGAGGGGTTTGAGGTTGCTTTTGATCCAGACATTAAAAAGGGCAATGGTAGCTTTGATGTTAATAATAGACAACTTAACCTAAGTTTGGCTAGCCTAGAGGATGTTACACCAGAAAATATACTGGACGTAGTATTGCATGAATTACAGCATGGTGTTCAGGCTGTCGAGAGAACGTCAGGTGGTGCAAGCCCTAGATGGTTTCTTGACAGGGAGCTTGAAATCAGTCCTAGGACAGGTAAGTGGGAAAAGATTGGACCGTGGAGAACTAATGCTGGAGATATGACTCAAGAGGTAGATGACCTAAACAAACTTGAGCAAGCCGCCAAAGACGCTATGAAGGCGTATACTACTGGTACTAGCAATAACCTTCCTCCAGAAGAGCTAGACAGATTAGCTAGAAAAGCTGACTTTATTACAAATGTGTTTACTACGGATAGAAAAAGACTAGAAGACTGGGCCTATAGAAAGTATCAGGAAAATCCGGGAGAGCTTGAAGCTCGTGCTGCACAGTTGTGGGCAACACTTACCCCAGAGGAAAGACGGAAGACTAAACCCTCTGATGTCTATGACAGAGCAGCCAATGAAGGTTACGCTACGTATTCTACGCTTGGTGAAGAACCTGTCTATGGCGACAACGACATGCCAACTGCAAGGCTTCCTGCTAACAGTGAAGAAGAACTGCGGAAGAAACTAAACACAGACGCACAGATGTTGGCTATGCAGCCTGAGAGCGCAGGTGTTCCTACCAGTAAGAACCCTTTTGCAACCCCTAAAGAGAATCCTACCGAAAACCTACTTGATTTCTACAGCCCCATCAAAAACTCTATAGACACTTTAGACTTTGGTGAAAGAGGTCTTCCCGGAAATGTTATCCTAAAGCACCTACGGGAAAAAACCCCTAACACTAATATCGCAGAACTGGATTCTTATAAGCTCAAACTTGACCCTAATACTCGGTATACACAGGAAGATATAAAAGACCTTCTTCCTGAGGGGGACTATAGGGTCCAAGAGGTTTCGCCCCGTTACTCAAGTATACAGCGGCAGAGACTTAATGATGACACATCTGAGTACTTTGAGCTTAGTCTTCAGGGGGATGAAGAAACTCCCTTCTTTCATCTTACTGATAAAGATTTGGCCCACACTAGGGGTTCTTTTATAGTAGGCCCAGAGAAAAAACGTCTGCTTATAGAAGAGCTTCAGTCTGACCTACTTCAAAACGTAGGTAAGACAAAGAAGTTAAATAACCCTGCAAGCGCCTTTTTTGGGGATGTGGGCTTTGAGTTTGAACCCCTAAAGAATCTGGGTGTAGATACAGATAGACTTGAAGGTATCGTACAGGATGGTATTGATGGGTCTCTAGACAGAGAAACTGCTATTATCGAAATGTATAAAATTTTTGGGCAAAAACCTCAGTCTCTTAGGGGACCAGTGTCTGGACACCTGTCTCAACTTACTGCAAGAAAGCTGCAGGAGTTTGGGTATCCAGAGGCAGACATAGAGGACAGGCTTTGGGGTAGTATCGACATCGACTTTCAAAATGACCTTATATCTTTTGCAGCCCAAAGTAAGAAGAATGCTTTTAGCAGCAAAGATTTCCCTGTCAACAGCACTACGGATGTAACAAAAAAACTGCTGCTTGGACTTATTGCAAAGGCACAAAAAGAGGGTGCAACTGAGATTGTCATGCCTCCCCTATCTCGCATCGCGGCAATGCGAGCGCCAGACTTTATGCAAAAAGCTAGGGGCGTTGGTCAGGAGTTTATGGACAGTGCTGTTGCTGCCGCAGAAAAAGCCCTTAAGCCCACATATGTAGACTCTTTTGACAAGGCTACAGAGATGTTGAACCGTGAGTTTACCTCTCCTACTGGCAACCCTATACGTGTTTACGAAGACAAGATAAGGTTTCGGGGTTCTGAGTTTTCAAGAAAAGGGAATGAGACGGTAAAAGTTTTGGACATCACAAACTTTCCACCCCTCGCAGACTACAAAATAAGATTTGCCGAAGGTGGCATGGTAGAGGATGAACAGATGAATAGACTAATGCAAGAGGGTGGCATGGCTAGTGATGGTATGTCTCAAGAGCCTGTGACTGGCAACGAGATTCCACCCGGAGCTTTAGCCTCAGAAGTTCGTGATGATGTAGACGCAAAGTTATCTGGTGGTGAGTACGTTGTACCTGCAGATGTCCTACGCTACTACGGTGTGAGATTCTTTGAAGACCTACGTGCCCAAGCCAAGCAGGGTATGATGGAGATGGAGTCTGCTGGTCGCATTGGTGGTGTCAGTGTAGACGCTCAGGGAGTACCCATGCAGGACCAAGACGAGGAGCTTACCCCTGAAGAAGAGCAGATGCTAGCACAGGCTATGTCAGCAACCTCTGGGATGGCTGAGGGTGGTCTAGCATTTGATCGTACGCAGTTCAATATGTCAGACTATGATAATACTGGTACGGGTGGAACTGTTGAATCACGCACATACTTTAACCCAATCACGGGTGAAAAACGTACTATCAGCTTTATGGGTGGTACAGCACTTGGTAGTATCCCCGCAGATTTTGTCCCTTGGTCACAAGCATTACAAGATACCTATAACAACACTAAACCACAGACCACAGAAGATACAGGTTCATCTGATAATTCAGACTCTAGTGATAGTGAGAATGATCCAACTTCTAGCAGCTATAACTACACTGCTTGGGCTGACAAGAACTATGATTCTATCACTAGCAACCCCTATCAATTTGGAATGGATGCCCTTGACGACACAAAAGGTCAGGGTGCAGCAAATCTCTTTGGATTAGCAGGTGGACTTCTACCACTAGCACTCTCTGGTGGAAATAGGATTCAGAATGTTGCAGAGGCTAATGCTGCATTGTTGCGTATGGAAGCTCAAGGTCTTTCTGGTACCGAAGAGTATAATACACTGACTAATAAAGTTAAGGATTATGTTTCAACTCTTTCTACCGCAGAACAAGGTTTACTCAGAACTAACCTTGCTGGTACAGGTAATCAATATGTAAAAGCTCTTGATGCAAAGTCTGGTACAGTCACACCAAGTACTCCAGCAGCTAGCCCTGTGAAACAGTCTGGTGGCAGTTCCTCTAACAACTCTGGGGGTAGCGATTCCTCTGTGACTTCTACTGTTAAACCTACTACCCCACTGAAAGCTCCAACTTCTTCTATCACTGGGGCAGGACTTGGAGTAAATAACCCTAGCCCAAACCAAAGTAGCTCTACAACTTCTACTGTTACTCCAAGACCTGTTCCTACTAAGGCTCCTAATACTGTTAGACCTGAGTTTGTTCCTACTAAGGCTCCTATAACTCCCCAAGGTGGAAGAGCAGGTTTCGCAAGTGGCGGACTCGTAATGAAACCACAAAAAACTAACCCTAAGACAAAAGGTCTTGGTGGAAAACTATAAGGCAACTCAGCCTTGGCTGACCCCAACATAAAGGATACTACATGGCTATCACTCAAGTATACGTAGACCCAAACGCTTCTAATCGTCGTAACCGTCAACGTATTGCAGACGCAGAGCAAGAACTCAACGACCTTATGCAGGGTAATGAACCTGAAGAAGAAGAGGCTGAGGAACAGGGGCCTGAAGAAGAGGAAGAAGAAGACCCAGAGGAGCGTTCTTTCAAGAAGCGTTATGGTGATCTTCGTCGTCATATGTCTGAGAAAGAAAAAGAGTATGCACAGAAGATTGCTGAACTCCAAGCTCAGCCTGTAGATCGTCCTTTCCTACCTCCAAAGTCTGATGAAGATATTGCTGAGTGGTCACGTAAGTATCCTGATGTTGCCTCTATCGTAGAGACAATCGCAGAGAAGAAAGCTAATGAGAAGCTCTCCAAGTACGAGCGTCAGTTTACTGAGTATGAACAACTCACTGCTGACAATGTACGTACAAAGGCTCTCAATACAATCCGTGAGTCTCACTCAGACTTTGATGACCTACGTAAATCTGATGCTTTCCATAACTGGGCTGATGAACAACCCAAGTGGGTCCAAGATGTTCTCTACGAGAATGAAGAGGATGCAAAGGCTGTTATCCGTGTTATTGATCTCTATAAAGTAGACAATGGTATGAACCCTGCTGCAAGGAAAGCTAGTGCTAAAGATGCTGCTTCCTCTGTAGTTAGAAAGAGTAGAACCTCGGTTGATTTTGATGGTGGTTCAGAAAGCATTCGTGAGTCGGATGTTGCTAAGATGGACATGAAGACCTTTGACAAGATGCAAGATCGTATTCAGACTGCTATGCAGAATGGTACATTTGTGTATGATGTCAGTGGTGCTGCAAGATAACGCTTGACATCTAAGGTAAACTTCGTATAACTATCGCAAGTAGCAGTGGCCTCTCCTAGTAGACACCCTAAGCTACTTGCTTCCTCCAAGTCTAAACTACAGATAAGACTTACCTGACAAGTACAGGCCCATCTCTTAAAGGTCGATCAACCTAAAAAGAAGATGCACCCTAGGAAAGACTCAGCCTCTTATAGAACTGTTTAGCTTCTTACACAAGCCAAATATCATAGGAGTATTTCTCATGGCTTTCCAAGCATCTGCTGGTTATGGCAACTTGCCAAACGGTAACTTCTCTTCGGTTATCTATTCGAAGAAAGTCCAACTCGCATTCCGTAAATCTACCGTTGTTGGTGACATCACTAACTCGGACTACTTTGGTGAAATCGCTGCTCAGGGCGACACCGTCCGTATTATCAAAGAGCCAGAAATCTCTGTGTCGGCTTATGCTCGTGGTACTCAGGTACAGGCACAAGACCTGCAGGATGCTGACTTCTCGTTGGTGATCGACAAAGCTAACTACTTTGCATTCAAAATCGACGACATCGAAGAAGCTCACTCGCATGTCAACTTCATGGACTTGGCTACCAACCGTGCGGCTTACCGCTTGGCTGACCAGCATGACCAAGAAGTTCTGGGTTACCTGTCGGGTTACAAGCAGTCGACTCTCC